AAAACGTTTGGACTACTTCATCATTAGCTAGAACTACTTACCAAGATCAAGGAGTCTTTATCAAACCTTATGCAACGGACTATGAAGCAACCACTACTCCAGTATTTCCCGATATATTAGGTATTACTAATTTATATGGAGCATCAATATACTACGTTCACGAAACAGGAAACGATCAAGTCAATAGTTCAGGTAGAACTTCCATTAATGCTTTTATAAGATCTGGAGATTTTGATATTGATGACGGAGAACTATTTATGTCAATGAGAAGATTTATGCCTGATTATAAATTTTTAGTAGGTAATTCTAAGGTAACTTTATTTATATCTGATTACCCCTCCGATACTCAAACAGGCTCACCTTTAGGTCCCTTTACAATAACAGCCACTACTGATAAAGTAGATACAAGAGCTCGAGGAAGACTACTATCTCTAAAAATAGAGAATGATGCTGCAGGTGAAACTTGGCGTTATGGTAGTTTTAGAATGGATGCTCAACCAGACGGAAGGAGATAACATGCCACTCACTAAAAAAGGTAAAAAAATAATGAAATCTATGAAAGATAGATATGGTAAGAAAAAAGGTAAAACTGTATTCTATGCTTCAAAAAATAAAGGCAAAATAAAAGGCGTAGATAAAACTAGAAAATAATGGCTAAATTAACTAATTACATACCTGAACCAGCACAACAATATGATGTGGAGAATCAAAGACAAATTATTGAGTCTATGACAACAATGAAACAACAACTTAATTTTTCTTTTCAAGAAGATTTAAAAAATGAACAAGACGCATTTAATTATTTTTTATCATGACAATACAATATAAAAGTTCAGTATTTGATCTAACTACAACTAACTTAACTACAGTTCTAACTATATCTGTATCGGCAGTAGCTATTGTAAAAACTGTACAA